ATATCCGCTAGCAGCAGAGGTCTTCATTGCTCCACCGCTTGCAATTTGCATGTTAGCTCCAGAAGTAACCATCATGTTACCTTTAGCAATTTGATTAACATTGCCAAGAGTTGTGTGAGTTGTTGTACCTAGAGTTGTTACAGATTGGCTACCTTTAATGTTGGTTCCCATGTTTCCTGAAACATTGGCCCGACTAGCACCGCCGATGTTTTCGGTCTTGTTACCTTCAACATTCAAATTATAATTCAAAGCATTTACGTTGAAGTTTCCTTTGACGTCAAAGTCCATATCACCATTAACTTCAAACCTTGCACTACCAGCAATTGAAATTGTCATATCCTTATTGATAGTCATTACTAAGTTACCGTTGGCTGAGATTGCCATCGATCCATTTGGTAGCATATCGACAGCAGTACCTGTTCTGTGCTTTACGAGAACGCGTTCGCCGCCTGGTGTGTCATTGTACTGAATTACGTGACCAGACTTGGTGACGTTTGTTCTACTATGAGGATACTGAACACCTACACCAGTATCTTCTTTGCTGTTAGATACTGTTTGAGTATTTTGTGGGTGGTTATGCGCAGCGTAAGAAATTGTAGCGGCCCCATAAATGGCTGGAGGGACCAGTTGCTCAGAACTACCAGTTGAACTTGGTGTTCTTGGGATATTATCATCATCCATTATCGTCTGCCCGTATCTGTTTCATTTGGTTCATCTTCAATTCCAGGATCTGAAACGCCTTGAGAATTTAGAGACATTTGAAGTTCAAGTTCTTTTAAAGTTGGTGCTGGTTTAGATACATTTAGTACAGTGTCTTTGTCGAATCGTTGTTTACAATACGCTCTCACATCAAACCCTGGAAATCTTGATCCCGATACGTTTGCAGGTGTCGGAATATCTTGTACACCGATGGCTTGACCATAAGGGTGTGTTGCATAAAACATTTCCATAAATTTATCAAATGCACTATATTGTTCTCGCGTAAGACTATCAGCAGACACAAACATTGATTTATCTTGTCCTGCAGCTTCTTTTAACGTGACATTTAAACCGCCAGCAAACACAATCCCTACAGTATTTACATTGTAGTTGAATGCATAATTACCAACAGTATTAATGTTTGTGACTTCTTGAAGTTCGCCAGATCGAGTAATTAGAAAATGCCAACCAGGAACATTACTAGCTCTTACATCTTGATCTTTAAATGTATTTGAGCATCCAACCACAACAGTTGTAAATTCTCTAGTAGCCCCAGCCATAATAGATTGAACGTGTCCAGATGAATTAACTGTTGTCGTGTCACGAGTAAAATCACTGACGGGGACGTTTGAACCAATATCTGTTATATTTGAAAACAGAGGAGGTAAACTAGCTTGGAAGTCCACTGCCGCATTTCCAAGTAGACCTGAAAGTCCGCTAGCAAATTGTGAATTTATCTTTTGCTCAAATGATGAGATCTCGCTTGCAATACTATTAAACGCAGTTAGCCCCTTACCAATTTCACCAAGAACATTATCAATTTGAGAAGTGATAGAATCAATTGCAGGAGATATCTCTTTAAGCACATCCGACATAGCTGTTGCTGGCAGGTTAGTAATAGCTGAAAGAGACTTAGCAATAGCTTCTGGAGTGTTTGCAGTTATAGCAACGTTGAGGAATCCTCCTCCCATTGTGGATTCAGTGATAGCTTCGAGATCAGAATTTAACGCGCTTGCTTGCTTTAAGATATCCAAACCAGGTGGGTTCTCAACAAGCATCGCTATACCCGATCCAGAAACAAAGTCACCGGCCGCATCAAGTTCTTGTGTGATTGATTGAAACCCCCCTAGCACTTGATTGACTTGTGTACCAAGTTTAGAACTAATAGCAGCATCTAGCTTTGACTGAATATCAAAAGTTGAACTCAGCAGTGATCCTAGATTGTTAGCAGATGTTAAAGATCCCAATGATAAGTTTAAATTGCCAAATACAGACATTATATACCCCTACCTGCGGTTGGACGTGAATTAAATTGTAGGTTTTTTGCAAAACCAACCCGTTTGCCTTCTCCTTCTCGTTGTGATGGATAGGCACCCGACGATGCGTACGGCGGATCTCTATAAACAGAAGGTGTGCCCTCTAACACTCGAGGACGTTCAAATTTTCTCATAAAAGTTACTGCGGCTTGTTCTGGTGTTGCGCATTTTATTAACTCAGCTTTTCCATTATTAGAAAATGTATCTAATTCAAAACTTGTAAATTTTAATTGTGTCATTAAATTTTTAGGATTCATATTATTACGTATTGCCCACGTCTCTAGACCGTCTGGGCCATTCCAACGCTCAGCGCGCCATTGACATATTCCGTGGGCAGGATAGGATGTGTTTAGATCGCCACGGCGTTCAAATGCAACAACGTCGGGACTGAAAGAACCAGACTCGACCATCATATTGCCAACGATGCCTCTTGATTGTGCATCGGAATAGCCAACAGATCTAAAGTAGTTGTATGCTGTTTCAGCGCTTTCACTTGCACTGCTAACAGGCACTTGTTCGCCTTGATATGTTCCTGGTTGACCTGATACAAAGTCTTGTGAGTTGTACACACCACCATCTGCACCAGATTCTGCTGTGCTGAAATCTGGAAGAATATGTGGAATCGATCCAATAATTAGGGGTAGCTGTGACTGAATGCCATCAAGGAAGATACCAAAGATTTGTGCACCAACGTCTAAAGATGGAGGAAATCCTGTGACCAATCCACCCTCGGTTGTAGGAAGCACAACAGATGCCCAAGGTAAATCACCCGATTCCTTTACACCGTCATGGATACCAACAATGTTTACTCGAACACGGCCCAGTCGCATTGGGTCAGCGTTATCAACAACCTTACCAATAAACCATCTGGTCTGATCACCATAGAATGCATGACTTAGAGCTTTAAGCATTTAGAATCTTTCACTACCTGAATATGGAGCTGGTGGTGGAGGGGCCAAAGTGTTAGCGACATCTTTACCTGTAATTTTCACACCAGTAAAGTGCACAGTATACCCAGCATCACGACTGAATGTGTGACGTGCTGCAAACATTATATAGTCACCAGATCTGAGATTGTCTTCAATCAGTTCTTCACCCTTAGACGAAATAAACTGTAGGTTATACTTGACACCAATTGTTGCATTTAAACTACCATTGAGAAACAATCTGCCAGGAATAGCAAATGTTAATGGTGAGAAGTTAACCCAGTTCTTTAGAGCTTTACTGTTAATTTTTGTTAAGTGCTCGAGATCGGTTCTACCCTCGAGATACGAATAGTATTGACCATCTTGGGTCGATGAGCTAAACACCTGAGATATTAATCTACTTTCAGGACGTGTATGAAGCAATGGATTCGTAGAGGGGTTTCTTTCACTTGGTTCTGAGTTTAGATTGTATGGTATTCTACCATTAGATGGATATCTGTCCGCAATGGTGCCAGTTAGTTTTCTGTTTGCGAGCACGTTATCTAACATACCTTTTGCAGTCCATCGCTTACCATATGGCAACGATTGATTTGCACCATTGGTTATTGTTGGTTGTTCGTATCCAGGAATGTAAGTCTTGTTGGTATTAACATCGTGGAACAAGAACTTAGCGTTGACAAAACCAGACTCGTTTAACGTGGTAATGTCTGCAACATCATTATCGTGGTGACTTTGAATAACAAACATCTGTTGTTCGATAGATGTGTTTGACTTGTTAACTTCTGCTGATGAGAATGTAAATGGCTGTTTAACTCTATTGTTTTGAGTAACCATTGTCTGCCAGTTTTTAAGATACAATCCACTGTTGGTTTTATCTTTACTGGTTTCAACACCACTTAGTGTTGAGTAGATGTAGAATGGTGATCCATCTTCTGCAGACATTCTATCCAACACCCAGTTGATTGTCTCAATTGGTGTTAAGTTTGGCACCATCATTTTAAACGGCGTTTGTGCTTCTGTAATATTGCTCTGATCAACAAAGAAGACTTTTCTATCGAAATACTCTTTAACGAGGGTAGTAATAATCTCAGATCCTTTACCAGATATTGCTTTATTAACATTGATGTACTCAGATACAAACCCAATGTCTTCAATGATGTGAAACATCAAAGTAGATTCTCTATCACTAGCTCTAATGTTCTTTACGACTTTATCAATGTAGAACTTCTTATAGATCGTCTTGTATTCTTTTTCAGGTAATCTAAAACCAAGTTTTATTGTTTGAATACCGTTAAATTTAATATTAGAGTATAGGTTATTGTCATCTAGCATGATGATATTACCAGTCAAATATGGCTTATCAATGTTTTCAAATATATCAATATCAATCACAAGATTTTTAACATCAAGAGATGTTTGCAGGTTAGGAGTTGATATTTCTGCTGTTTCTAAAACAAAAGAATATGCTGATGATGAACGGTCACTTTGTTGCATTATTATCTCAACGATTCATTAAATGCTCTGTACACAGAATTGACAGCAACTGGTTTAATTATTTTTATGGTTCTCAATAGATCATTGTCGGCAATATACTTGTCATAGAATGTGATTGGAGTGTGTATAGCACTTGTGCCAACAGACGGATCGATATCTACATATTCACCAGCACTGTCTTCCCAGTGGTGGATTGTATCGTACTGAGCGGTGCTGCCTTTGTATAGGACAACAGACTGAGTAGTTGTTCCAACTGTGCTTGTAATCAATTCACCTGCTATGAAGGTTCCAGTTGTGCTAATAACCAACTGACCAAAGTCAAGTCGACGGCTGATAATTGTTCCTGTTGAACCTGATCCCAAACCTGTAATTGTTTGACCTGGTTTAAATATTCCTGTCAAGTCGTCACGAGTTGTAATAACCTTGTTTGGAAACTGCTTAGCAACCAAATCTTGAACTTGTGATTGACCTATTGGCCATCCCAACTGTCTAATGTTGTCGTTCATTAGAAAGAATGTCCAGTACAGCGATGGTGTGCCATACAACTTTTGGGACAACTGATCCGGTCTTTCACCTTCTAGAATTGTATAGGTTGAATAAAAATTCAGGTTATCTTTAATCTCATCAATAATTTGCACATATGCTGAAACATCTTGAAAGATGCTTTGAGACTCTTCATTACCAAACTTGTAAAGAATATTAGGAAAGTTGTTAAAGTAGCTCATTAGTAACCTGCCTCAATGTCGTCGCGTGCAAGGGCTCTTTCTTCGAAGAACGATAAGTTTACATCAACTTCAGATGGTTTTCCATCAACGTGGAATCCCATACTCGATGGGTTGTATGTCACATCCATGCTACTAAGATAGCTGTTTAATATTTTCGTGCCAACACGAGCTGTCCCATATTTCAAATCAATTAAAAATGGGTTAGGATATTTGTATCCAGCTGATATACCTTTAACGTCAACAGATGTTGGATACATCTCACGTCTAAAGAATGATATGATATCTTGTATTTCTTTTGCTTCATCCGCAGAGTTTGCAATCATCTTAAACGAAAATCTAAACTCTCGAGATCTCACACCTCTAAACAAAGTTCTTCTGTTTGGATTGATAACTGTGCGAGTGGTTGCTGATGCAACATCACTAGCCAGCTGTCCACCATAACTAGCGCCTCTAGCAATAGCTAATCGGGCGAGATCTTTTGTTGGTAGTTCTTTAAATAGATCTGTAAATGAACTCACCCCAGAGTTGACAGCTTTGGTTAGAGCATCACCTAAACTTCCACCGGCGTTTATAGCTGCCTCTGATGTTGCTCCTATGATACCAAGTTGAGCGTTGTTGTCGTAATCCATACCATCACCAAACGCAACAGCGTTGGGAAGATACAAAGTGACGTTTGGAAAACTACTTGGATACTCTTTACGACCAGGCAAGATTGATTGGCCATTTGTTCCCACACGGCGACCGCCCTCACGCGCAGGCTCACCCGTACTACCATCATCAGACAACGAATTTAAATAGTCATTTGCTGCTGTAAAGTTTATATCTGGTGGTACAATAGTTACAAGTCTAAACTCGATTACACCTTTGTAATCGGATGGATTATCTTTGGGAAACCTTAATTTTGGTAATGATACACGAGAGGATGGGTTGAAGGGGGGCATCAAACACCTAATAAATAGAGATACTGTTAAACTTATTTATATCGGTTTCTGATGACTTACAAAGGCAAATACAAAGTGACTAATCGCCATAAGTATAAGGGTGATGCGGACAATGTTGTGTTTCGCTCTATGTGGGAAAGACATTGCTTCAAATGGCTCGATCATAACCCTCAGATAAAAGAGTGGTGCTCAGAAGAAGTTGTTGTTCCATACTTCTTTGACATTGACAAAAGCTATCACAGATACTTTGTTGACTTAAAATATACAACGGTTGAAGGTGAGACGTTCCTAGTTGAGATCAAACCTGACAAGCAAACTAAACCTCCTACTGGTAAACGCAAGACAAAGCAGTATGTGCTTGAGGCAACTACATATGTCAAGAACCAATGTAAGTGGAAAGCTGCAGAGAAGTTTGCTAAGGATAACAACTACAAATTTGTTGTTTGGACTGAGCATGATCTGCAGAAGATGGGAATCATGCCCAAACCGCTAAAGCCTTTGAAACCTTTGCCTGCCTTTACCGGCCGCAACAGGCGTTAACTTATTATCCCCCAATTACAGAATTAGTCAACTGGTATAAATAGTCGTATGTCAAATTTATTCAAGACCCTAGAATATGAAGCCTTTAGAGCTGGAATTAACCCACGGACGCAACAGTCACGTGAATGGTTCCGTGCCAAAGTTGAGACAATGAAGAATATCAACCGTAACACGTTGATGAAAGAAGATCCAATCCTGTTGAAGAACCGTCAAGTGATGGGTTCGATGTATATGTTCTTCTACGATCCAAAGCACAAAGAGACATTACCGTACTACGACTCTTTCCCGCTTGTTATCGTGCTAAAGCCCGCCGCTGGAGGCTTTCTTGGGTTGAACCTGCACTACCTCCCGCCAGTGCTCAGAGCGAAGTTCTTAGACGCTCTTTTAGACGTTACAAACAACAAGCGCTATGATGAATCATCAAAGTTCAACTTGACCTACAAGATGTTGGAAAACGCCTCAAAGTTCAAATACTTTAAGCCATGCATCAAGCACTATCTAAGTGACCACATAAGAAGTCGCCTTGCAATGGTCCAAGCGCCAGAGTGGGAGATTGCAACGTTTCTTCCAACTGCAGACTTCCAGAAAGCAACAACACGTCAAGTGTATAAAGATTCAAGGGCTATGATGTAATGGTCAATACTATTGAACAATTCAAGAGTGTGGTTTCTAAGAGACATGGTATGGCGCAAGCCAATATGTTTCAGGTTATCCTACCACCAATTCCAGGATCAGCTATCTCTGCAAATGAAATTAACATCTTATGCTCATCCGCAACACTGCCTGGCAGACAAATTCAATCTGTCGATAGACTGATTGGCACTGTTAGCGAAAAAGTTGCAACCGGTTCTGTTACCGATGATGTGACGTTCTCATTTAGAGTGTTAAATGATTATGGAATCAGAAAGTACTTTGAGACCTGGCAGAACATCGCCTACAATCCAAATACCCGCGAGATTGGTTACAAAAGCGACTACCGCAAGCAAGTTGTCGTTAATCAGCTAAAAAAGGGCCAAGGGTTTCCACTTATAGATGCGTCAACAACACTGTTTCCCAAAAGCCCGTTTCCTATCAATGTAAACCTAGACGTCAATCTAGTGTCACCAGCTTCAATTGTATATGAATGCAAATTGTTTGAAGCATGGCCAATTAACATGGACACTGTTACATTAAACAATGATCAAGATGGTTTGATTGAAATTACAGTTCAATTAGCTTATACAAGATGGTCTTCGAGATATATTAATTAAGGATTTTTGAATGGCACTACCTAAGATAAATGATGTACCAAAGTATGAATTGGTAATACCGTCAACAAAGCAAGCAGTTAAGTTTAGACCTTTCCTCGTAAAAGAGCAAAAGGTTCTATTGATGGCAATGGAATCGCAAGACTCAAAACAAATTGTAAATGCTATCACTGACACAATTAAAGTGTGTTTGTTATCAGACACAGACTTCAACAAATTAACATCGTTTGATGTAGAGTATCTGTTTATTCAGATAAGAGCAAAGTCTGTTGGTGAAAGATCTAACATTTCCCTATTGTGTCAACAATGTGACGAGTCTACAGAAGTTGTGGTTAATCTTGAGAAGATTGTTGTTGACGTTCCAAAGACGGCAATGTCTGTTAAGTTAAATGATCAATACACCCTGAAACTTAGATACCCAACATACACATCAATGCTACAAAATGAGATTATCAGTCAAGCCAAATCTGCAACTGAAATGATATATCAGCTGATTGTAGTTTGCCTAGATTCATTACAATCGCAGGAAATTAATATTAAGTTTGATGACGAGCCTCGCGATGAAGTTACAAAGTTTCTTGAGGGTTTAACATCTCAGCAATTTGATCAACTTGTTAGCTTTGTGCAAAACAGTCCTAAGTTGACGCACACAATTAATTTTGATTGTAAACACTGCAAACACCCCAATACCGTTACCCTTGAGGGTATCCAAGATTTTTTTTAATATGCCTCTCTCACGACACATTAGTTAACTTCTATACGACAAACTTTAGACTAATGCAAGACCACAAATATTCGTTAGACAACATTGAGAATATGATACCTTGGGAGAGGGAAATTTACATTACACTACTACTACAAGATCTAAAAGAACAAGAAGAACTCGCTAAAAGAGGATAACTGTAATGGCAACGCTAGCTGATATCAATGCAACACTACAAATGCAAACCGAGGCAATCGGTCGGCAAGCGGATGCTGTCACCAAGTCTAATGAGATTCTTGACACCGTTAGACAACGAATTTCTGATATGTTGACAGTTCAACAAAATGATCAAAAGGAAAGACGTAGGTCTGATGAACGCGCGAGGAAAACAGGCATTGAGAATAAGCGCGAAACCGCAAAAACATCCCTTCCAAAAGGTTTTATGTCTGGCTTTGCGCAGGGTACTGGATTTAGTTGGTTATCAGATTTTATGTCAAATACGTTAGGTAATTTGTTTGGAACAGGCGGATCACTTCTAGGAAAATTGACTGGGGCAATTGGCTTAGCTGCTGGAAAGCTAGCAATTTGGACTGTCGTTGGCACATTAATAGCAACCTACTTTGGCGACGAGTTAAAGGCCTTTTCAGACAATATTAAAGAATATACTGGTATAGACTTGGCTGCATTTATAGGTGAGAATCCACTTGTAGGATTTGCCTTAACAGCGTTGGGCGGTTCTGTTACTATGTCGCTAATATCTGGTCTTGGGAGTTTAGGATTTAGTGCAGCAAAAGCTCTTGGTGGACTAGCATTATCAAAAGTTGCAATCCCACTACTGTCGGCTGCTTATCCCAGAATGATAGCCCCAATTTTGTCACCGCTATTGGGTTTGTTAACTGGACCAGCTGGGTTAGCTGTATTGGTTGGTGCTGCAATTATTGGTTCAGCTGTTTTAATTGGCAACTACCTTGAAGAAAAACGAGGGGACTTTATTAAAGAAATTGACGGAGCCGTTTCGGATGGTATTGCAGAGATTAAGGGTGAAAAAGATGTAGCTGGACTGCGGAGCTTGGCTGTTAAACTCGGGTTATCGGATCCAACCAACACTAGTGAGAAATTACTTGGACTAGAACAGACATTATCTTCTTATAAGACATCCATCCGCATCGTTGGCCGCGGGCCCCTGTCGCCCGAAATGAAAGCTAAAAGCGAAACTGTTGATATGGCCCAGCTTGAGAGAAGTTTGGGTAAAGAAAATGCCGATCTAATCAGAGGGCAATTAGCGGCAATTAGTGAATCTATTAACACTCCAGGATTTTTAACTAGTCTATCCATTAATCAACTTAATCAATTAAAAGAAATATCAAAACTAGCTAACAACAAGACCAATATCCAACTAATTGAAAAAGCACTTGCTGCAAAAAAATACCTTACTGAGAACAGCAAAAGGGACATTACTAAGGGGTTCAATCCATATAACATGGTTGATTTGCCTAGTTATGTTGCTACTGGTGGTACCGAAGCTGCACTTTTAGGAAAGCTAAACAACTTCAATGAATTTGGAGTTGACCGAGACCGCCAGCGCACAAGTGCAACTGAAAGAGGGATATCCAAACCCACACCATCAACAGGTAACAGCCTTGGCCAAGCCGCGGCAAACGCTCGTATGTCCGTTCTCATTAACAACGCACCAACAATTAACAATATAACCAACAATAACGGTCTTGGCCAATCTTCTGTTATAATGATGCCAGTTGGTACAGTTGATCCCAACGGCAGACGATAAAAAAAGGCCCAACTTTCGCTGGGCCTCAACTTTAGCTAAATTAGCTAAAACTATTAACTCTGCGCAAGTTTTGCAAAGTAATCCATAGTTTCATCTGGTTCTGATGTATCACTCATTGAATAGTTCTCTGCAGTTTTCAATACAGGAGCATCCATAGTGTTGTCAAGAGTAGCGGTCTCACGAATCGTACGAGGCGCAGACTCACCAAGAACCATATTCAAACGCGCTTTCAACTCATCATAGCTCTTGAACGAAGCGGGATCGACCCACTCACCAATTGCGTGTTGTGAGTCATAGATGGTTTCCAACTGAGCTTCATCACCACCAAACAAAGCAGATTGCGCTTTGAAGTACGAAGCATCATACTTAGGCAGAGGCTTACCACCAACCAACTCTGAGCTGATCTTCAACACAAAGTCAGCACCTTCCCACATATCAAATGGGTTGAGAGGCTTCTCGTCAGGGAACTGAGGCTTCATCGCAGCAGTGATCTTATCAAAGATCTTCTTACCAAAGCGATACAATTTGACCTTACCTTCGTTCTCAGGATTCAGTTGATCTGAGATCACAAGGATGTTAGCAACGTAGCGCAGGTTGCGTGAACGCGAGCTAACCAGCTTACGCTGAGCAGAGCCTTCGCCACTCTCATTCCACATCTTCTGGTTCAATTCAGAAAGGGGATCATTCTGGCCGAGAGTCGTCAACGACTTCTCAATATACCATTGACCGGTAGGGCCTTTGAATGCGTGGTCCCAATAGCGGACCCAAGGAACAGTGTTCTCTTCTTTACCAGGAAGGAATCGAATCACAGCGTAGCCGTTACCAGCTTTGTCACGTGTAGGATTCCAGAAACGATCGTCCGTAGTACGATCACGTGCACCAGATGATTTCTCAGCATCATTGATTAGCTTCGAGAGGTCGGTGCCACCACGCTTTAGATTAGCAAAAGACATATTTTAATTCTCCGTATGTTTTGAATGTTTGAATGTTTAGTATAGAGCATTATATAGGGTTAGTCAATGGGTAATGTGTTCTGTCTAGGGAGAAAATTTAGCTTCATTGCTTCCGCTTGAATCTTGTCCTTGAGGATAGGAGTAATGAACTTGCGAACGTCTTCGATCTCAACTTCATTATCCTGACAGACGGTAATCACCGCATCCATGTATGTAGAGTTTGTCGACCTAACGACATCCTCAATCAGCTTTACGAACTTTTGTTTGGTTAGAAATTGCTTTTCTTCGATCATCGTCTTCCATTTCTTGTGTGTACAAGCCAATGTCAGCATACAACACACCGACAGTTCGCTTAGGGTGGCCATTAGCATAATATGCCATAGCACGACACACATACGTTACTTTGTTTTGTCCATTCTCTCCAAAGCGGAAGTCAAGGTAATGACCGCTACGAAGATAAGCCTCAAGGTTTGCAACGTATGACTCAACGTTCATATACTTTGCACGCTCTGAGGATTCTTTGGAGTCTTTCATCCCACGCATTGCACCCAACAGCTCTTTGTTGGTCTTGATCCACTGACGAACATTCTTCAAGCTGAATGTATCATCGTCAGGCAGATTGCGAACATCTGCATCGATCATGGCGTTCTGTGAAGGGCCTTTGGCCTCACGAGCAGCAGCAAGGCGAGCTACAGCAGCCGCCTTCTGCTCAGTAGTCAGCTTCCGTGATTGGTAAGATTTCTTCTTCGACGTCTTTGCAACCACACCCATCTGAGCAAGTGCATTCGACTTCTTCGCTGCTTTGGTCGCTTGAGCTTTCGCTACGCGAGCTGCGATCTGTTCCTTGGTCTGAGGCTGACGAGCCATTCACTTCTCCATCATATGTATCCGTTGGCATAATCAATATACCATACTTTGCATTAGAAGTCAACATTGTTTAAATCCTTAATAGGAATTAATTCAACGTCACCATCTTTAGCTCTACGAGTAGCAATGTAGCCATCCTTGATTAAATGATCGATTGTTGCTTCAATGACATTCTCATATTGTGATCGAAAGTGTTCGCGGTTAATAAGATAGCTGACGACAAAGATGCCGCCAGCTGTAACAATAGTGCCAAGTAGAGGGTCGATACCAAACATTTATAGTCCTCCGTTTAGTATTATTTAGGAGAACGAAATCACATTCTCTACGCGGAACGAGCGGAATTCCTGTTTGTTGACATCGAACGCACGAATCACATCATCAAGATATTCTTTGCCAGTCTTTGGCTGCTTATCCTCAGGAATAAACTGCATATTCAAGGTGCACTGCATATCACGCTCTTCACCGTTGATCTTCTTAAAGATCACTCGGCATTGACGTGTACGCAATTCAGTCATCATCTCATCGCGGGTCATTAAATTTCCTTTCAATCAAGTTTTCCAATTGTACGATCTTCTGATTGAGATCATACACAACATCTTCTAGTTTGTCAACGCGGAACAAAGCATTAGATAGCTTAGACTCCGTTTCAGATAGCCTGACTTGCAGGCGGGGAAGATCAATCCCACTCATTATCGAACCTCGTGGTTTCACGGTACGTTTCACCGTAGTATTGATTGGCATATTGAGGAGCATCGTTCCACAGACGCTCATCACGTTCAAACTTCTTGTCGATCTCAGCAACTTTCACGACACGCTCATCACGTTCAAACTTTGCTTGGACTTTCATCTTAGCTTTGAACTTTTCGTGAGCTTGACGAATCAGAGCCATACGGTCAGCGGTTGTTTGCATGTTCATACCATCCATTTGATTTCAGTTTCTGTTCGAAGGCAGCCTTCTCTTCATATGATATACGAAGTTCTGTCTTAAGACAACGGTTAACAAACTCTTTTATTGTGTAACCGCCAATTCCATTGTGGGTGACATAGTAGTA